CAAAACAATTAGGAGCAGAAGGATCTGCTACAATATCAGCGGCAGTTGCAAGATAGTAGTCATCTTGGACTTCGTTAATACCATTCTTTTCCTTTAAAGAACCCATACCTCTAGATGAAACACCAAGCTGGGCACCCTCAGTCATAAGACTGGAAACAATTTTACCCATCGGAGTATCCATAATTTTTGCTTTACCAACAAAATTATTTCCATCAGCTTTTAATTCGGTAATCATGTGAGAAACACGATCTAAATTCACAGTAGGACCTTGGGGATGTCCAAGCTCACCAAATGCTCTATTTTGATCGACATATTTGTCATTGTATCTTTTAACTTCACGTTCTAAAATAGAAAATGGATATACACGACCATTTCGATTTTTTTGTTCAGCTTGAAGGAAAATACCTTCTATAAAGAGGTTTTTCTTATCTCCAACCTTTTCTTCTAAATACTGCACATCCTCAGTATGTTCTGTTATAAGTTTCATTAGTATTCTCCTGTTTGTTGTTTTGTTATGTGAACCATGCCTCTATTTCTCAGCATCCTATAACCATTGGATCTAAGTCCATTTTTCCAATCGTCAAATGATTTCAATCCTGAAATTTCCGGATCAGGCCAGCTGTTCTCTGCAGCCTGAATATATTTATTATCATATGGTTTCGTCCGTGCCCAATTAGTAAACCAATTCGCAGCGTCAGCCATGGTTGGAGGTTTTCCAGAATCATCTATATCAAATTGTTTATTGAACTCTTCCTTTCGTTTTGTATAAGAGATATTAGAAAGACCCTTATATAACCATAATCCAATAGCTAAAGCATCTTCTCTATCTAAACAAACCTGGGCGCTTTTATCCTGTATTGATGGGAAATCTAACCATATATGTGGTGATAAGGAATTAAATACCGTCGATGGCTTTAAGTTTTTCATATTCTTTTGTAATATACCAGGTATAGCATTTTTCAATTTTTGAATCTTATCCAACTTTTGTTGAATATCTGAATATTGTTTGTTAAAATTGTCATTATCTTTAATGTTAGCCAGTGCCGTTGCCTTTTCATCGTCAGTGGATATAGGATCATTATAAACTGTAAGATAAAAAGATGTTATGCTATTCTTAAGTTTATCCCGGACTTGTTTCAATTGGAACTTCCTATTTTCATCTTCACCATTAGTGTATTCTTGCAACTGATCCTCGAGATTATTTAACGCTATTTCTATATTATTAGCTTCAGTAATCTGCATATTTTGGGGTTGAATTTGACTTACCCTCTGCTGTATTTTACTTAAATCATTATCCCAAATCTTTAAAAGTGCATTTGTATTTTTATGATCTATTGTTTGATCAGCAACATCTATCTGGTCTTGCATATCTGGATCATTTTTATATTTATTCTTTATTGCATCAAATTGCCTTTGGGCTTTTGCCTTTTCTGCAGGACTTTTATCGGGACTTGTTAGTGTAGTTTGCAAATCAGCCAATGCTGTTTGATCCTCTTCCCTCTCAGTTGTTACCAATTCTTTATTCTTATCCTGGATATATGTTTCAATATCATCATACCCTTTCTTCTGTGCCTGGTCTTGAATTTTAACTATGCTTGATTTAATTTTTCTAATTTCAAACTCATCATTCTCTTTATTGGCATCTTTCAACTTAACAAATAACTTATCCAAATCACTTATCATTTGTTGACGTTCTTTATTTTTCTTATCAACAACGGCTTGTAAAGCTGTACCAAACCCGGACTTGACTGAAGTTCCCGTCTCTGTAGCAGTATCATAAACGGCTTGCTGATTTTCTATATCTTGGTTATTCCAATCTGGATCAGTATAAGCTGTATGACCATAGTTGATGTTAAATTCACTAATATTGCGGTATTTACTTAGAGCTTCATCAAGCGGAGATACATATGGTTCATCAACATCTGCTGTTGTCGGATCTTGTTGAACTGGAGAATTAAATATAGAAAGATCATGACGTGATCTGTTCATATTTGAATTTCTCTGTTCTGTTTTAGCCTTATAAGAGCTATGTGATTGAACATAGTCAGCGAGTATTCTACTATCTGGATCATTGTTAATATAGTGCCCAATTATGCCATTATCGGGATCCGTATTATGTAGTGCTTGTAAATATGATTCTGAACTACCAAATTGTGTTCCAACATTAATTTTAGTTCCACCTAAAGCACCCTTATCTTTCATAAATTCAGTTACAAAACGAGCTTCATATTTAGGAACATGTCTAGATTTCTTTTCATCTTTACTAAAGAATATTTGTACAAAATCTGTTTCTGCTTTGGATCTATCGTTTACTAGTTTTTGCATTTTTTTAACAATATTTCCATATGCTCTATGTGATACTGTTTTTGCAAATTTGGCATGTACCTTTCTTCCACCAAAATATAAAGCAGCCCCTCCACTGATAACACCACCAGCTATCTTTGCAGCAGTACCCCAATCCTCATTAGCTAATTCCTTCTTCTTAGCTTCAAATTCCTTCTCCAACTTCTCCACTAATATAGACCCAAAGATATTGTTAGCTTTGGCATAATCTTTAGACAAAATGGCTTTGACAATATCCTTTTTCATAATATCTCCTCTTATATTGTGAGTTTTAACTTTTTACATGCAACTTCAAGAGCATCTTTGGCGTCATTTGCGTCAAGCATACCAAGCATTCCATAGGCATCATCCCACTTTTCTTGCCCTATTTCTGCAATAAATATTTGGAAAAATTTTTCTCTTAGAGTTTTTGATAGTGATGCAAGTTTGGTAGCAATTTCAGATCCAACTATTCTCTCTACTGCTTGAATAAATTCCAAATCAATATTTTCTCCTTGCTCAATTCCATATTTCATACGCAATTCATTATCACGCATAAATTTGAAACTTTCTCCAGATTCTCCTCCAGTATCACTGGTATCTTCATAACTACCATATCCTTCCAATCCATACTCATTTAGTTTACGCTTAAGTTTGGAACTTTCTTCCAATTCAACAGCATTAACTAAATTATTAGCTAATTCCTTTTTTCTATCTTCTAAGTTATTATGAATTCTTGTAGCAACTTCTTTTTCAAACTGATTCATAACTTCAGCCGCATCTTCTTGATTAGCGGCTTGTACTATATTTAATAAATTAGTCTTATCCATTAGAATTCTCCTTCAGGTGTTTCTGGATCTTGTGCATCTATTTCTATAGCGGCTGCAATAATATTACCTTGAGTATCATATCCAAAGGCTGCTAATGCATCTTCAACATCAACTGGTTGTCCTGGTAGATCATCATCATCTGTTGGATCACCCATTACAAATTTACCAGTATATGCATTATAGACAGGAATGGATTTGTGTTTTAATAATCGTCTATCAACATCTTGTAAATTCAACAATCTAACTTCACCACCACCAGCACCAGAACTCAATCCCATTGAAATGATAGCATTATTCAAATTAGTCATACCAGTAGAAACATACTTAAACAAATCTTCTTTTAGAACATTTATTTCTTCTGTTAGAGATGTTCTAATAGACTTATCATCTAAATTATCTAATTGTTGTCTAACATCTTCTGTTAAGGATTGCATTTGTTCTCTAACTACAGTACTAACAGCAGAAGGCCCGGGAGGACCCATTGGACCTTGAATTCCTTGTTTCCCTTCAGGACCTTCAGGACCAGCTGGTCCAATTGGACCTTCAGGACCTATATTACCTTTAGGTCCTCTACTTCCTCTTTGTCCAATTTGTCCTTCTTCACCTTGAAGTCCTATCGGACCTCTTAAACTTTCGTATTGATCTATTGTAAAGTCATTAAATTTAAATGCATCGCCCTTTTCACCTTGAGGACCTTGCACTCCTTGAGGACCTTGTTCACCTATTAAACCCTGATCACCTTGAGGACCAGTTAAACCCATTGGACCTTGTTCACCTTGTGGACCCATAAGTCCATCTTCACCTCTAAGACCTTGAATTCCTTGAATCCCTTCTCGTCCTTCAGGTCCATCGGGTCCTCTGAAACCTCTTTTACCTCTCTCGCCCTCAGGTCCTTGCAACCCCATTATACTTTCATTTAGCCTTTGTTCTAGTTTTGAAACTTCTTTCTGTAAAAAGGCCAAACTAGCTGCAAGTATCTTGGCTTGATCTAATTTGTCATCATATGCCATATTATAACTCCTCTGTTATATGAGTTAGAAACTTTGATACGGTATCTTCTGACATTGAATCTAACAATTCTTGATGCCCATCACCATTGACGTTATCCAATAACTTATACAATACTTCATTTGTTTTTTCGTCTAAATCTATATCTAATTTATTTATAAGCTGATCTACAGGAGAAAGTTCTTTAATAGTTTCCTCTGTAATCATCTCTCCATCAGGAGTATATTCCCAATTTTGTTGTTGCATTTGCTGATCTTCTGGTCCAGCTTCTGCCTTTTCTTGTTCAATCTGATTTTTCATATCTTCCATTTCAAATTGACTCAAATGTAACACTTTTCTCCAAACAAATTCTTTGGAAATATATTGTGGATACATTGTAGCATCACGCAACAACATCAATTTAGATGTTAAGATTTCATTCTCTTTTGATTCTCTATAATATGAATCCTCTACATATTTATAGTAGATCCGTTCTTGAATAATATTCCAATCCTTTTCTGTAATTATTCCTTTTAGGATTAATTGGGATTTCAAAAGAGTATTAAACAACTCATTAAATTTAGTACGCATTCTATGGATAAATCTTGAAAATTTTAATTCATCTCTTGTAATCTCAGATGCTCTTCCCAATGAAAATCCATTATCTTGTTCTAATCTCGATACAGGAACATTCAATGCTTTATATAATTTTTTCTGAAAATAAGTAACGTCTTCTATTTGTGATAGATTCTGACCACCGGGTAATGTACTGATTTCTGTTCCTCTTCCACCTTCTCGTCTTGGAAGCCAATAATCTTCTAACATACTCATATGATTAGTTTGATCTTTAACTTCTCCAGTGTTAGCATCATAAACAATCTTATTCTTATATCTAGCCATTGTTTCCCTAAGATACTGCTCTGCTTTAACCTTAGGCATATTTCCAACATCAATGTAAAATATTCTTCTTTCTGGCGCCCTACTTATTCTATATATGACCAATGCATCTTCAAGCATTCTAACCTGATTTAGTGGTTTAATGGCTTTATGAAGATGACTTAGTACCATATTTTTCTTATGGTCATATAATCCGGACACTACATATGCAATTGAATCTTTATGTATCTTAATCCCTTTAACCGATTGTGTATTATTCTTTATTTCACTTTGATTGTAAACATAATATTCTTGAATTTCATTAGTAACTGCCTTACGAACATCCTGTTCCAATCTCTGTGTTCCTTCTAGGGACATTTTAGCATCTTGCTGTTTAACTTTCTCTCTTACTTTTCTAATTTTTCTTGGATCCAATTGACGTAATTCTTTGATTCCTTTCTTGGTATTTTTCTCGTCAACTATGATATGATAATACAGTCTACCGTCTGTGTACCATCGTCTAAAAATATCATGTCCTTTACGAGAAAAATCTAAAATTGTTAATATGTTTTGGAATTCTTTTTGAATCTGTCTCTTTTTTCCTTCTGTTAAGAAATCTGCTTTTTCTAAATTGACATCAACAATAGGTTCACTATCATCATAGACTATTGCTTCATTAACAATATCATCAATTGCAGAATCTACTTCAGGATAAAGACACATTTCCCTATATTTGGTAACAGCATCTGCTGCATTTTTGGTATTACCAGATAAATCTAAGTAATGTCCATGGGCTCCACCAACAGAAGGTTCTATAGTTACAGCACCATCTTCATTGGGAGGAGGAGCAAAGGATTTTACTTTTTCCTTTTTCTTAAATATAGGAAGTCCAAATAATTTCTTTTCTTGCATATTGATAAGGTGCCACCTTACGATGGCACCATCCTTCTTTATTTAATATTTATAAGTTACTTGCAATTAAATATTATCCGCATTGACATCAAGGGAACTTATTGCAGCAGAGGAACCAGTTTCTCTAGTCCAATACTGATATTGCCATGTGATATCAAACGTTTCTAATGTATCATTAGAATCCCAAGCTAAATCAATTGCACTAACAGCACTTGGCCACGCACCAACTAATTTATACTCAGCAATCTTCTTAGGTTCTAATGTTTCTGCACCACTAGCATCTACACCACTAACATTACCATTACCATAGTGAATAATAGTAAGATCAGTTGATAATGAACTAAGGGTATCCAATTCTGTGGTATTAGTTACATGTCCATTAATTTTTGCAACCCAATCTTCTATTGATGTGCGAATTTCCCATCCTTCACTATTAGTGATAGTAGTTGACCATTCCTCAAAAGTTCTATTACCAGGAATTTTTAAAGTACGTCCAAAATATGGAACTTCGATAACACCTAGAGTTGAACCAGGAATCTGTCCTGATTGACAGAAAAATTCAAAAGTTTTGGCATTTTCTGCTGACAAAAGACTATTGTCAGGTATAGTAACTTTAAACAGATTAGGTCTAGCACCCAAAGAAGCCGCATTCAAGGCTCCCGCAAAGCTATTTAGATTAAAAGCCATTTTTTTCCTCCTATTATAATGCTACTTCTGAGAACTCAACACCAGTTCTCACAGCAACGAAGTTTAATTGAATGAAGTTAATAGAGCGATTTGGCTTAACCAATATAGAACCTACAAATTCGTTTCTGTCTATAACCTCTGGCGTATTGTTTGATTCATCGCAAATTACCAAGAATTCGCTAATTCCACGACGACCTTGAACATCACGCAATGTAGGTGTAACCATATTTACAAATGTAGCTCTGGTAAATTCATCGTTAAATTCAAACAACAAACTACGAGCGGCACGACCAATCATTTTTTCCAAGAAAATCATCAAACGACGAACATTAATTCTGTCAAATGAACTTGGGCGATTAAGAAATGTTTTATCTCCAAACAAAATTGTACCTTGACCTGTAAATGAAGCAACTGGGTTAATAGATGCTTTATACAATTTATCACGATCAATCTTAGTTGGCGAATAAACTAAATTAACTACGTTTTTAATAGAACCACGATTTATACCAGCTGGTGAGAACCATGGATCGCTTACATCATCAGTAAATACACAAAGACCAGCGATATCGCCATTCAATGGTACCTGAGCCATTCCATCTAGATAACGGTTATACATAGTTTTATAACCAGAATCTGCGATTAAATATGAACTATTTGGTAATGCAGAATACCAAGGACTTGCTAATATAGCATCAGCATCTCCACTTGCTGGAGCAGATGAGAAAACTACACAATCTTTACGAGCTTCAGCTATAGTAACTAAACTCTGTGTAATTGTTCCATCATCGTCTTGCCCTGCAATAATAAGACTAATATCAACAGCATCAGGATCTGCAAAAATTTGATATCCTTCTATTCTTGCGGAAGCACCATTAGAATCTGTTCCGTCACTTCCACTATTTAGTGTTTGTGATCCAGCGGCAGGAGCAGCAGCTTTTAATTCGATATAAGAACTTGCTCCAAGTACATCACCAATATATGAAGATGCACCTGTTGCATATTTATCGCCTTCTGTTGTAGAAGTAAATTCATATACTTCTAAGACTGTTGCTGGCTGATAATCAGCAGAAGCAGGCACAGCGGCATTGTCACCATCTGCAGGTGTTCCGGCAGTTCCAACTTGATCATTATCTACAACAACAACACTAAGTTCACCTGCTTCTGGAGCTCCAGAAAGAACATCTTCGTAAGCGTGGCCTGAATAAGCTGCTGCATCAACAACATGCACTACAATACCATTACCACGTGTTCCTTTATATTTTGCATTAAAGCTTGCAGATGTAGCGGCTGCTCCGCCAGCACCAACAGTTCTAACTACATTCAATGAACCTGCATATGCCAGAAAACTAGCAGCAGTTAAAAAATTAACTTCTGTATCACTCGTTGGAGCACCAAATATTGATACCAACTGATTTTCAGAATTAACTTGAGTAATTACTCCATCTGGTCCCCAAGAAAATGCAGCGGCAAAGGCAGCATCTGCGGAAGACACAGCAGGAACTACATTGGTTAAATCAGTTTCTCTAACTGATACACCAGGACTAATTTGATAAGCCATTTTGTTATCTCCTTTTATTTGTTTCTAAATTTTTTATAATTACAAATTACAAAATACCCGATCTAAGTTTTTACCTATCAAATACTATTTATAAAAATTTGATCTTCTACATCATTTGTAATTAAGTCATCTACAGTCCATCTACGATTTTCCTTTGACCATAAAGTACCATCAGAATCTATTATTGTTTCAGATTCTAATCCAGTATTTATGATACCAAAGGGAGTCATATCTGCTTCCATGGCTTTCATTTTATCTTCATATAATTTCATTCTGAGGTCTTGATCCAACAAATCTTTAAAATATCTTTGATTAGCCAACCAACAAAACAAAACTAATGTTATAACTAAATCATCATGACAACCTTCATCGGCAGAGTATGAGTTTCCCTTAACAACAAAAGTTGTTAATTCGGAAATCATTTCAAAGTCTTCAATTATCATCTTTTCTTCTTCTATCAAGTTTTTGAGGTATTGACACCCTATTCTTTTAACTTGATTGGTAGTTTTAATTCCCAAAGAAGAATTTCCACTAAATCCTGCAGAAACAATTTGTCCTGCTCTACCTTTAACAACAGAAGAAAATATATTCTCATACTCAATATCATGATGTAATATATCTGCAACTTGGCTTCCAATATCATTGGATTCTAATAGTATCCAGGCTTTATTATAATTCTCTGCTACTTTATTTATAGCAGTTGGATATAACAAAGGAGAAATCTCATTATCCCTATATCTGGCAACTACTCTATATGGCATAGTTGTACAATCAATCACACTAAAAGCCGAATAATCTTTTCCTGCTCCTCTTGCTACATCGGCACTTAATATATACATATGGTCTGATTTAGGATTTTCCCAAACTTCATATCCATCTTTTTTATAAATAGCAGGTTTAAATGCCAATGTTCTTAATTTTGCTGGTGAGAGTAGAGTATTAGCTGAACCAATAAACTCTGTCTCAAACTCAACTTTAAATTGATCCTCTGATGTATTTCTTATTGTCTGTTCTTTCCAGGCAGCATCTCTGCCAGGAACTTGACTCCAATGAACATCAATAGGTACGTAATCGTTTCTCCCTTCTTCAGCATCTACCCATAACTTATAAAATTGATTCATACCATTTGGCGTAGAAACAATAAATATCTTAGTACTTTGACCAGAGGATATTGTAGGGTAAACTGATCTAAAAAATTCATCTGCTATATTATTTGGAACAAAAGCAAATTCATCTAAAAAGATGATATTATAAGAACCACCTCGTATTGCCGAAGCAGATGTTGAGGCTGCAATAATAGAACTACCATTTTCTAATTGAATATCACCTTTATTCCAAATTAATATTCCGTGTTGTAACCATAAGGGTAAATGCTCATAAGCTAATTGTAATCTTCCTAACAATTCTCTTGCTGTACCACCCTTATTTGCTAACAATGCAACTTTTACATTTTCATTAAATAAAATATAATGCAATAAAAAGGATAAAATAGTTGTAGATTTACCAGTCTGTCTAGGCATTTTACATATAACAAATCTGTTATCATGAAATTGTCTAACCATATCCTCTTGAAAATCGTAAAGATCAAAAGGAACTAATCCTTTATCTACATGAACAATTTGTACATAATTTTTTATAAAGTAGACAGGATCTTCTGCACACTTCACATATTCATGTATTTGTTCTTCAGTGAAGTCAAGCGGTATATTTGCTTTCTTCAATAAAGGATTGTTATTATAATTGACAGACCGATTGTAATCCATTACTCCCTTCCACCGCCTCTTTTCTTATCTGCTCTTATTCTTTCAATAAATAATTCTCTTTTTAACTTTTGTTTTCTTTGGTGTTCTTTCATACTTGGTTTCATAAAAACTGCTTTTTCTTTATACCTCTTTATGATTCCTTCATTATTAACTATTTCATTAAATCTTGCAAAAGCACGATCAAATGATTCACCTGGTCTAACATCTACTTGAATATTAATCTTCCTCGCCATTATCTTTTTCACCTTTTAATAATTTTTGTAATTCTGCTGTGCTTCCTACAAAGACAGCATTATTTGTTACGCTTTTCGGAGATCCTTTATTCTCCGCAGCTTTCAATTCTTCTAATTTGATTTGCAATTCTATTGCTTCTTTATTCAATTCAGAAACTGTTTTTAGTATTTGTCCAGCAACTTCAAAAGTTCTGGCACTCTCATCATCTTCTGCTAATTCTAATATTCCATCTAAAGCCTTTTTACCTTTACCCATTAATTCATATATATTATCTCTACTTGTTAAGTAATCTTCTGCTATATCATTTTCTCTATTATCAATTGAAGAAACAACACTAATTTCAGAATTATCTTCTTCACTATTAACAACAACCAATTCTTCACTTTCATCAGAAAGGTATTCTTTTGCCATTTCTAAGGCACTATCTAATTGATTTTCTATATCTTTCACTATTCATCTCCAAATGTAAACTCAACAATTTCTGTTTTAATAATTTTTCCTGTTCTTGTTGGATGATATAAGTATGTCTTACATGTGAAATCAAAATTCCAGGTAATAGTTCTCATTGCTACACCCTGTAAATCATTTTCATAATCATCTTGAAAGCTAGTACTATTTAAAACAACAGGAACATCATGCTGAACTACATCATTTATTGGAATATTCATTTCTGGTGCAAAATAAGGAAGTACTTTTTCCACTATTTGCAATCCTTCTTCTGTTTCTCTTACCATTGCTACTAATGTAAAATCTATATTATATGGAACTCTTTGATATTGTACTTCAGATTCATCTTGAGTGGGATCTCTAGAAATCCAAATTGGCTGTAATGTATTCAATTTTCTTGAAGGATCATATGATACATTAGAAATTTCAAATGCCATTCTAGGAAGTGTTAATCCAATTTCTGCATTTCCTGTCTGTGATTGTCTCAATTTAGCAATGAATCTTTGTCTTGGAGAGTATGATAGAGGAACAGTAATATCTTGGCCTTCTACTTCTATGATAATATTATTAAACATAGTTCCAAACGCAACTACCAATTTTCTTATAGACTTGTGATATTCAGAATTTCCAAACATTAGTAATCTCCAAATGGATTAGTATCGCTAAAGTCAACAATACCCTCAAGAACTGCTTCAGCTTGAAATTCCTCATTCTGTTGTGTTGTATCTTCATCTACTAGGTTAGTGATAGATTCAATTTGTGTTTCTACTTCTGTAGGAACTGTACCATCATCAATGTCAACTTCTTCATATCCATAACGGAATAATTGACAATCGCAACGCCAAGTATATTGTGAGCCTAATTGAAAGAATGGAATCTGATCTTCAACAAACCGTATTTCCATTATATTGTTAGCCATAGGAAGATAAATTAAATCTCCTTCCCTAGGAGATTCCATTGTTGTTTCTTCAGTAAATCGTTTTACAGAAAATATAAATTCAGCAGAATCAGCTATTTCTAATCCAAATCTACTAATAAAATCTGCACCATCAAAACCAGAATCCCAATTTGGCATTACTGTTTCTATAGTATATGCTTTAGTAAATGAGGATGTTTTTGCATCTTCAAATATAGTATCAATATTCTGATCTTCCCTTGGTAAATAATATACATCCATACCCATAGTCTTAATTGATTCTATGACTAAGGATTCTAATAGATCCTTTTCAATATTAGTAGGGCTGTTATGATTGAAATATGGATTTGTAGCCATTTATTACCCCATATAGAATTGTGGAGGTGATTCGTAGGTTTCTCTAACACTTCGTTCTAGTTCTTCTATTTCCCTATCTGCTTCATCTAAAATAGTTCGACCATTATAAGTTAATCCACCAGGAAGAGTCATTCCATCAAACTTACTCAAGTTTTGACCCCACTGTCTTTTAACTAATGCAGTCGAATATGACTTCAACCAACTATCATTATAGATACCAATATTTGAATCTGGATCTAATTTCTTATAACACTCAACAACTAAGGTATCATTAACTTTCACATCATGATCCCAATCAATAATCAAATGCAACTTATCAGTATGCTTACGAAATTCAAAAATAACTTCATTTCCAAGAATATAGTCGATAGTATTTAAATGGGATTCAGCCATATAATAACTAACCAATTGGTTAGATGCTAAGTTATGCACATCATTCAAACGCATCTGATATGTTAAATCAAACATATTTGTTGAATTTTTACCAACAGCCATAACCCTATTAACACCAACAATAGGGTCATTAATAGGAAGATACATATTATCAATATCAGTTTGTGTGATAGTATGTTTCAAATAAAAGCGTTCTATTCCATCATAATGATAACTTGCATATTTCTGGAGAGCATCATCAATGCGATCTGATATTTGTTCATCAGACACATTGATATCTACAACTCCTCCACCTAATCTACGCTTAACATAATCAATTAATGATGTTTTAGAATCTATTGCCATTATAATTCTCCACAATCAAATGCATCTGTCCATACTGCATCACCATTCGCATCTGCAACTAGTATTTGTCCTGGTTGACCGCCCTCAGGCATTCCGCCACCACCACCAATTGGAGATCCATCAGCTAATTGAATCGCAGAAACTGTAACTGTCCCTGTAAATGTAGGACTTGCTTTTGGTGCTAATGTACTATAAACATCTGTTATATTCTGTGCAGTAGCCCAATGGGAATAATTTCTCGCAGTACCACCCGAATCAATCAAATTAGTAGCAGTAGTTGCACTACCTGCACTACCAGCAGTATTAGCATAATTTACACTTGCACCACTAACATCAGTTAAATAACCAGAACCTTCTATAGTTTCAATACGATCTTCAAGCTCTCCTAATGTATCACCACCATCACTAGCATCACCAATAAGAGCAGTTATAGCAGAATTAGTGATATATCCACTACTATTACCAATCTGATTATTATCTGTTACATTTGTTGCACCTGCTGCGATACCATCCAATTTAGCAATTTGGTTCTGTGTTGCCAATCCATCACTACTTGCTGTAGCACTAGGAATAGCAGAAGTGTAATAAACATTAGGTTTATTTTCTATTACAGCATCTCCTGAAAGTGCATCCCAATCAGATCTGACATTAACTTCTGCACCTGCTGCGATCCCATCCAATTTACTTTTCAGAGTACCAGTAAAATTCTTTTCTGTTAATCCACCATCTCCTACTGAATATGTGGTGTCTGTAACAGTTTCTGATGCTGTACTAAGTCCTGTAACATGACCATACTCATCTAATGTTACATCTTGAATATAAGTTCTTCCACTATTGTTAGAAGAAGCCTGATCTGAAGTATTAGCATGACTTATAGTTCCTGATCCAACAATTGGACCACCTGTTAATCCTCCACCTGTAGCAATATTAATAACACCAGAGTCTTCATCTCCTGGTTCTAAATATGT